GACTGGTTAAAAGAAAAAGGTAAGAACAAACATCCTACACTAATTAAATTTACAGGTAAAAAAGTAAGGAGATTAAAATGATAAATGATAGATACTTAGATGATGAAGACTTTGTTATACAGATAAAACCACACATAGATAGTAAGGGTTGGACAGGCGATGTCTCTCTTAGTATTATGGTAGGCAAAAGAAATCCCTTGAGTGATGAAGACTTTGAAGCTATGTTAAACTTTACTAGGCAGATATGTTCTACTGTACCCTTGATGGAGCAGAATAAAATATTTAGAGATGCTGTTGAAGCAGAAGCAGATAAGCACCTACCTATAGAAGATGTATTTGATATACCTGAAGGTGGTAAGTCAAAAGTTATGGAAATAGATGATAATGTAATACATATTTCTTTTGGAAAAGAAGAGACTAGTCATTGACAATGGCACAAGAAGAGTATATAAAAGACATGAGACATATGGATTACATGAGAATGATGGCAGAAAAGGAGACAGCAATGAATGATGACGATATGGTTAACCATCCTAAACATTATAACGAGTCAGGCATTGAATGTATTGATGCACTACAAGCTATGTTAGGTAAGGGTTTTAATGAATACTTACAGGGTAACATAGCTAAGTACCTGTGGAGATACAAATACAAGAATGGTATTGAAGACTTAAAGAAAGCACAGTGGTATCTAAATAAACTCATAGAGGTTTACGATGATAAAACTTAAAGTTATGATGACTCTAAATATAGACCCTGAAGACTATCCTGTACCCTCTGATGGTAAGGTAGATGAGGAGATTGAAGAGTACGTAAGAGAAGCCTTCCATGATATAGAAGGTGTTAAAATAAAACATATGAAACTAGTTAGCGAGGATATATAAATGATACAAAACTATTTACCAACCGACTACCAAAACTTTATAGCACTCTCTCGCTATGCACGGTGGAAGGATGACGAACAACGTAGAGAGAATTGGGGAGAGACTGTCGATAGATACTTTGATTACATGAGTAATCATCTTACTAAGAATTATTCTTATAACATAACTAAAGCTCTCAAAGATAAGCTTACAGAGCAGATAATGTCATTAGGTGTGATGCCTAGCATGAGAGCCTTAATGACAGCAGGACCTGCCTTAGACCGTTGCCATGTAGGTGGTTACAACTGTAGCTACATACCTGTTGATAGTCCACGTTCATTTGATGAATGTATGTACATACTTATGTGTGGTACAGGTGTTGGTTTCTCTGTTGAACGTGAGAATGTAGACAAGTTACCTATAGTCAACGAACACTTTGAAGACAGCACTACTATCATCACTGTAGGTGACAGCAGACCCGGATGGGCAAAGTCTCTAAGAGAACTTATTGCTATGTTATATGTAGGACAAGTACCTACATGGGATATATCACAGGTAAGACCAGCAGGTGCAAGACTTAAAACCTTTGGTGGTAGGGCATCTGGACCTGCACCACTAGTTGAGTTGTTTCAGTTCTGTATACAGAAGTTTAAGGGTGCTAAAGGTAGAAGACTATTTCCTATTGAGTGTCACGACATCATGTGTAAGATAGGTGAAGTGGTAGTTGTAGGTGGAGTCAGACGTTCTGCCCTTATCTCTTTGTCTAACTTAGGTGATGACCAAATGAGACATGCAAAAGCAGGACAATGGTGGGAGAATGAAGGGCAACGAGCACTAGCTAATAACTCTGTAGCATTTAAAGGTAAGCCTGAGATGGGTACATTTATGAGAGAGTGGACAGCTTTGTATGAATCTAAGTCAGGAGAACGTGGTATCTTCAATAGACAGGCTGCCAAGGTTAAGGCACTTGAGAATGGCAGACGAGATGCTGACCATTACTTTGGATGTAATCCATGTAGTGAGATTATTCTTAGACCATATCAATTCTGTAATCTTACAGAGGTAGTGTGTAGAGCTACAGATGACCTAGCATCCTTAAAAGAAAAGGTACGTATGGCTACTATCTTAGGTACACTTCAATCTACTCTTACTAACTTTAAGTATTTACGTAAGGTATGGAAGGATAACACAGAAGAAGAAAGACTATTAGGAGTTTCCCTAACAGGTATTCTTGACTGCCCTATATGGACAGAAGAGATACTAGAAATCTTAAGAGATGTAGCAATAGAAACTAATAAGAAGATGGCTAAAGATTTAGGTATTCCTCAATCCACTGCAATCACTTGTGTTAAACCTAGTGGTACAGTTAGTCAATTAGTTGACAGTGCTTCAGGTATTCATGCTAGACATAGTGACTACTACATTAGAACTGTACGTGGTGATAACAAAGACCCTATCACACAGTTTATGAAAGAGAATGGAATACCAAGTGAGCCTGATGTTATGAAGCCTGACAGTACAACTGTGTTTAGTTTCCCTATGAAGTCACCATCAGGTGCTACTACTAGGACTGACATGACAGCTATAGAACAGCTAGAGTATTGGTTAATGTTTCAGAGACATTGGTGTGAGCACAAGCCTTCTGTTACTGTGTCTGTTAAGGAAGATGAGTGGATGAAAGTAGGAGCATGGGTATATGATAACTTTGATGAAGTATCAGGTATATCTTTCCTGCCATTTAGTGACCATACATATGCTCAAGCACCTTACCAAGACATAACAGGTGGAGAGTATGAGCAACTATACAAACAGATGCCTGCATCTATTGATTGGTCTAAGTTAGCAGACTTTGAAAAAGAAGATACAACTAGTGGTGGTAGAGAACTAGCTTGCACAGCAGATGCGTGTGAGATGGTTGACATACAAGCTAGTTAGTGTTAGAAGGTAGTGCATTACTTTGGTGGCAATGGTGGTTATTAATAGCCATTTCCATCAATACTACTATAAACTTAATAGTATTCTTTAAAGGTAGGAAGTTACATATAAGAGAGATACTACACTTAAAACCAAAGAAAGTTAGAAAGGAGAATTAGATGACAGCACATTCAAAAATGTATGTACCCAAGAAGGATGAGGAGTATATATCACCCTTTGGTCCTTCAATGGTTTACATGAAACTAAGTCCTGACTTTGTTAAGAAGATGAACACTCTAATGAAGATGGAGTTAGCTGACTTTTCTGACCAATTAGTTGGTAAGGTAACACAAGAGTTACAGTTTAATAAAGAGATTGAAGAACTGTGGATGAAAGAAGTCTCTGCTTTTATAGCTAGGTTTCATTCTTATTCAGAGCAGAGAAACTCTTTCGGTGTTAAAAACCTAGATGCTAACAAATACACCTATGGTATCAAGATAAACTCAGGGTGGTTTGTTAGACAATACGAGCATGAATACAATCCTATTCATTTACATGTAGGTTCTAGTATGTCATGTGTTGGTTATCTAGCACTACCTAAAGGTATAGAGAAGGAATGGGAAGAGGATTATAAAGACCATCATCCTGCTAACGGACACATACAGTTCGTTCATGGTACATCATCAGGTTATAACAATACAAACTTTATGGTAAAGCCACAGGTGGGAGACTTTTATATATTCCCATCTGATTTGTTCCATTGCGTATATCCTTTTAAAACAAAGGGAGAACGTAGGTCATTCAGTGTAAACTTTAACTTCTTAGAGATGGTTAAAGATAAAGATAAAAAGGAGAATAAAAATGGATAGTATAGAGCCAAGTATTAAGAACAGAAAAAAGTTTGACATTGACCTAGAGTATGGTAAAGTAAGAGAGAAACAAGTAGCAGAGATGCTACAAGATAAGAAGATAGAAGTTAAAAGCGAGAGAGGTATGTGGCAGAAGACAGGCAACATAGCTATCGAGTTTGAAAGTTATGGTAAACCTAGTGGTATAAGAGCAACCGAAGCAGATTACTGGTTCCATAACTTATGTATAGGAGAAGAGACTTTCTGTACATTAGTCTTTGATGTTAATAGTTTAAAGAAGATAATAGATAAACTTGACACAAAGAAATGGGTAGCAGGAGGAGACAACAAAGCAAGTAAGATGTATTTAGTTAGCTTGCAGAAGTTGTTCTCCTCTGATGTTATCAAAACATTTAACATGAGAGAGATGATATTACAAGCACTAAAGAGTAAGCTACTAGGGGAAGTTAATAGTCACATAGCAAATATAGAAATTATGATGACTAACCCTGTTGGGGTAGGAGACCATCCCACAATAGTAGATACTATAGATAAAGAACTATCAGCATTAGAACATGCTAATGGTAAACTAAACAACCTAGTTAGGTTTTTTGAAAGGAGACAAGAGGATGCAACAGAGGAAGAAAAGAAATCCAAATCTAAGTAAGTATGATGCTCCCTTACGAATACAATTCGATAGGGGGTTCAATGCTTTCAAGGGTAGGCAGTATGTTAAAACTGTCAAAGGTAATAAGGTTATTATGACAGAGAATCCTTATAACTCTAACACCATGCAGTCACGAGAGTGGTCACGTGGATACAACTCTGCATATGCACAGCAATTAAAGAAGGTTAAACATGCAGAAGATAGAAGAAGAAGCGAGACAATTCATGCAGGATAGGTTGTTTATAAATGAAGTTATAACACCTGACCTATATGAAAACCTAGCAGGACAGACTGCTATCTTTCCTAAAGACAGAGCACTAGAGTACTTAGCATTAGGTATGACAAGTGAAGCAGGTGAGGTAGCAGGTAAGGTAAAGAAACTTATACGTGATGGGGAAGATGTGGAAGGCTTTGAAATGAAAAAGATTGCCATAGCATCAGAGATAGGTGACGTACTTTGGTACTGTGCTATGATGGCAAAGGAAGTTGGAGTTCCCTTGAATACAATTATGCAAGAGAACTTAAGGAAGTTACATGATAGGAAGGAACGTGGAACACTACAAGGTTCAGGAGATGATAGATAAAGGTATTAGGTTTATTGGTAAGGCTTAACTAAAGCTTTACCAAGAATCTTGCCTATCATTAAGTGATTCTTTTCAGGCTCTTCTTCTTGCATTTCCATTACACTCTTACCATACTTACCTATATAATATTCATCAGCTAGTTGTCTCTTATCACCACCTAGTTTGTTCCACTCTGTCCTATCGAATGGTGTGTAACCTCTTCCTTTAGCTTTCTCTTCACCAAAAGATACAGCCTTACCAAACTTCTTGGCTAACTTTCTATACCTAGCTAACTTATTCTTAAATGCTATCTTTTGTTTATTCTTAGATAGACCTTGATAATAGTCTGACTCTAATTCTTTAGCTAAGTACTTCTCTACAAACTTACCCATAAATCTTTTAGTATAGGCATCGGCTTGTTTGCTACCTGTTGTAGGCATTACATCCCAATTCTTCATATTAAATTTAACTAGTTCTAATTCTACAGGATTACGTACTTGTTCTTTTCTTAGACCTGTTAGCTGTGAGCCTAGTGGACTCTGCCTAATGATAGGACCTTCACGAGTAGCTGATTCTACTACAGGTAATAGTCTAGATAAGTATGGCATGTTTCTAGTGGCTGCATTTTTAAATGAATCAATACCTCTATCAACTCCACCAAATCCTTCTATCTGTTTAGCATCTCTTACGTAAGCAGCTTCAACATCAAAGGCAGCATCAATATCATTTAACACTTTAAGTGGAGTAAATGCACCACCTACTAACTCGCCTAGATAACCACTCATATATTCAGATATCTTTTCACCTGTTAAACTATCTACACCTTCTTCACTGCCTATAGTTTGAAATAGATTATCAATTAAGTATGAACTAGAACCACCTCTAAACATAGCACCTGTATATCCTTCAAGTGCTTCCTTACCTGACATACCATTTAAGTCACCCTTCTGAAACTTAACAAATAGTTCACCTACTAATAAGTA